ATTATTACTGGCAGCATCTATTTCAATAATATCTAGATGATTTCCTTCTTGTACAGCAATACAATTTTCACACTTTCCACAAGCCTTTGTATGTTCATCTGTACAGTTTATTGTCTTGGCAAATATTTTTGCAATAGAAGTTTTACCAGTACCACGTGGGCCACAAAATAAATAAGCATGTGCTATTTTATTTTGTTCAACAGCATGTTTTAATGTTTGGACAATATGTTTTTGACCGTAAACTTCATCAAAACTATTAGGTCGATAGGTACGATATAAAGCTTTATAAGCCATAATTCACCTGCTCTCTGTCTTATTTATTATATCATGAATTAGTTCAATACGCTATACGTGATAAACACGATAAATAGGCTAGTTCACTGAACAGTTCAGTCCTATTACAGCACATAATAAAGAGTATATAAGTATCTTAATAGTAACAACGATCCATAAAGAATTTATACATCAGTCATGCACTCCTTCCGCTGCAATTTCCATTTGTTCTTCAAGTTTTGTAGCAAGATGATCAACCATACCATCCAAATCCATTTCATTGTTTATCTGATTGGTATTGTTCATTTCAATCTTGATTTCTGCGGTAGTAAATCTGTTTATTGCTTCTTGTTCTGCGATATCACGTAAGTATTTTAAATCTTCTGATGTAATATCCAAAGAATCTTTAATACCTTTTGTGTTGTCCGCTGTATCACCAACACCAGCACCCAATGCACCATCATCCAAAGCACCATTCATGGCATTGGCATAATCATCAGGGTTGGGAATATTTGAATCAAATAATGAACTAGGATCAAAGTTTGAAATAGAACTCTCTATCCCTTCACCTATGTTGTAACCAGCATCCCATGCTTCGCCATATTCAAACCTTCCAAGATGATATTGTGAAGCATCAAATTTTTCCATTACTTCTTCACCTTTGCCAAATGTTTGATCAACCCAACTGTTCAGATTACTTCGCCAACCTGAAACTGCACCAGCCAAATCTGAACCAAAGATTGTATCTATGGCACTGGCAAGACCTTCAAGTAAACCAAGTACATTATCGACTAGATCAAAGAATAGTCTAGCAACTGAACCAACTGGATCATTAAACACATTACCAAAAAAGTTTGCGAAGGCAGCTATAAAATTCCACAATACACCGAACGCATCAATGGCGAAGTTTACAACTGCAATAAACAAATTTCCTATGAATGCTCCAGCACTGAAAATTGCGCCAACGATGATTCCAGTTGCACTGATTGAAGTTCCTGTGAATTTGTTCCAAGCTGCCACGCCAGCATATAAAGCAGCTACAATAGCGATAATTGCAATCACAATCCAAGTAATAGGGCAAGCCAATAACGCAGCATTAAAGCCCCATTGTGCCGCTGTCGCTGCAAAGGTGGCATCACTTGATAGCCAAACAGCAGCCATGTGAACTGCTTCAGCTAATGTAGCCGCCGCCTTGATACCATTTGTTACTAACTGAACGGCATTATATGCAAGTAAAGCAGAAACATAAGCACCTAGTGCAATAGAAGCACCAACCATCAAAGGTTCAATGATTGACCAGTTTTCAGATACAAAGCCAGCTACTGAAGCGACTAGATCGAATATTTCAGTTACTACACCAGCCACAATGACAAGCGCAGAAACGATACCGTTCACCAAAGCATCAAATGATTCACTGTTTGCGATATCATTCAATCTTTGAAGAATCGGCTGAAATGCCATCAAGGCATTGTTCTTAATACTTGTTGCTATCTGACCGAATGTCTTGGGCATAGAATCAAATTGTGCATTTATATCATCCGTAGCACTTAGCATTGCGTTCTTTACAATTTCCGCAGTGATTTCACCATCTGAAGCCATTTCACGAATTTTACCAATAGGTACATCCAAATAGTCGGCGATTGTCTGAATTACGTTTGGCGCTGACTCAAACACTGCATTTAATTCTTCACCACGTAATACACCTGATCCTAATGCCTGGGTTAACTGAAGGGAAGCACTGTTCATTTCTTCTTGGCTTGCGCCAGCAATGATGAATTGCTTGTTCAGGTTCTCTGCGAACTGAATTGTTTGAATATTTGAATCAAAAGCATCTGATGCACGTAAACCAAGTTTTGCAACAATATCAGCTGTATCAGTATATGATGCCCTTGATCGTTCGGCAGAAAGGAAAATCAAATCTTGTAATTGCTTAGTTGACTGTAACCCATCATTCATCATATTCAAACGTGCGGTTGTCAAAGTCAATTCATCTGAAATGTTGATAACATTGCTTATACCACGTAACGAAGCATAGGCAACAACCGCTGCACCAATCTTACCTTTCAGTTCATCCATCCATGAAGAACCTTCTTGAATTGAACTATTGAACTGTTCCTGTGCGCTCATGTTATCCCTGATGTTTCTTTCGGCACTGTCTATGGTGTTATTCAGTTGGTTGTAAGCCTGATTCGCTGTACCAACATCCATATCACCCATAGCAGCAGAAAGTTGTTCTTGCAGTTTGATAGCATCATTTAACTGCCCACGTAATGTTTCAATATCATTATTCACTTTATCTGCGCCGATATCATCCATCTGTGCATTACTTAACTGTTCAATCGTATTTTTTAGATTGTTTATCCTGTTATTCATATTCTGAATATCATTGATCATGTTATTTGGAAAAATATCAGTAGCCTTCGCTTGATTAGCGATATTCTGTTGATTTTGAATAACATCATCCAACATTGCATTCAAGGATGAAACTTCTTGTTCATAACGTTCCATACCATTTCCAGCGAAAACATCAATATTAGATGGTGTTACCCATTCAATGGGCGTTTCAACTGGTTTATTTGTAGGCTGATTCAATGGTGCGGAATCGTTGTTCACTGGATTTGTAGTTGTTGGTTGCGTTTCGTTAAGTTGCATAATAGCAGCAGCTGCCTGATTTGCCATATCATAAGCATTTTCTAAATTTGATGTATCAATGACACCTGTTGAAACTACATTAAGCGTTTCAAACGAATCTATCACCATGGTCAAGGCATTAGCAATATTCAACAATGGGCTAGTGATACCATCTTGTAGTTCAACTTTTGTTCCAATACTCATTATTTTACCCCCTTTCTTTAAGTTGCCTTCTATCCATTTCAAACTTTGCCATATCGAAATATGTTTTGGAAATCATTTCAAATTTTTCTTTACCCATCATTCGTTTAATTTCCATCAACGATTTTCTTTTGTATTGACTGTAAGAACTGTATATAAAAAATAAAAGTCCTTTTTCTGTACATAATTTTTTTGAAGGGCAAGACATAATGATAATAAAAAAATCTGCAATCCGTTTCATATTCGGTGCAGAACTATCTAATATCAATTTTCCATCTTTGCTTAAGCAGAAATTATGTGGGTAGTCTTGATCAATAAAAGTGATTTCTTTTATATAACCAGCTTTGATATAATTAAAATCCACCATCCATAAATCTTTGGTAATAACTCTAATATTTTTATTCATGATATACCACATCCTTTCACCATAAACTGTTTATCAGTTTATCTATATCATCAAGTTTGCTATTTATTATTTTAGGATTCACTGTTTCCTTTAGGCATTCTTTTTTGTTTATCAAATAACCAAAATATTCAGATTTGTATTTTTCCATATACGTTTTACCATAATGACTATTCCTTATCATCCTGATACCTTTGTTTCTTAATTGGCAAATATTTTGATATGAACAATTCAGTAAAATAGATAGTTCCTTTGCGTTCTTTACTTCTTGATCAATTCCATAATTTGATTGAATGATATACTTTATCCTTTGTACTCCATCCTTTTGAACATCAAACACCTGGTTCAAAAGTAAACGAGTATCTTTTTTTAATTGGTCATTAAATTCCATTTCCATAAATAACTTCATTTCCGCTTCACTATTTGGATCAGAAAGAACACTAAGTAAATCCTGATCGTCATTAAATTTCTGTTCTAAACTGATATCTTGAATTATCGAATCATCATTTTTGTTGTATCGCTTGGCATTCGTTGCACTGTTAAATAATTTATTTAACCCCCAATGAATTGAATTTCCTAGATACGTTGTAAATTTGTAATCACTAGATATATCAAAATCGTTGATACATTTTGTAAATATGATATATGATTCTTGTAATATATCATCAAAATCATAATGTAAATAAGGTATCATCCATTCATGTTTTCTTGTTATAAAATAGATAAGTTTTTTGTTCCGTTCAAACAAATAATCAAATGCAGTATTATCACCATTTCTATAACGAATGATCAATTCTATACATTCCATATATACACCTATAATAAAAAACTTAAAATGTAAGTTTCTGTATATCTAAAAACCGCTATTTTACAAATGGCTTTAGAGATATTTCTAATTACCGTTGATACATCACATTTATATTTGTAGGCAATATTATCCATAGTTTTTTCTAGGATATATTT